AAAAAAATAATTACTTTTTAAATAAACATTGTTATTAACAAATATAAATAAAACAACTATGAATTCAAAAACTGTATTAAATAAGATATTGGGACTTTTATCTATTGATGAAAAAGAAGTAACCTTAACTTACGCAAAACTAAAAGACGGAACAATCGTTGAATCTCCTACTTTTGATGTAGGCGAACCATTAGAAATAGTTTCAGAAGATGGAACTAAAACTCCAGCTCCAGATGGTGAGCATGAGTTAGCACTGAAAGATTCAGAAGGAAATGAAACTCTAATCAAAGTAATCGCAAAAGATGGTAAAATTGTAGAAAGAGAAAACGTAGAATTAGAAATGGTGCCAGTAGAAGAAATTCCACAACAAATCCAAAAAGATAAAGTAAACGAACAACCTGACCTTAAAGGTTCTGTTGAATCAGGTACTTTAAAGATGGAAGAAGAAACTGATACCGCAGAAGCATTGCCAGAAGATACTGATAATCCAGAAGATGAAGAAGCAACTGTTGAAATCGAATTAGGTAAGTTAATGGAAAAGATGACTTATAGAATCGAAGAGATGGAAAAGAAAATAGCTAAGATGGAAGAGGATATGTTACCTCCAGTAGATTCAGAAGTAACTGAAGAAGAAGCAGGAATTAAAATGGCTGCTGAACCAGATGATGAAGAAGAAGAGTTACCAAAATTAGATGGTGCTCCAACTGAAGAAGCAACTAAATTTTCAGGCATAGAATCAAACAAAAAGAATTATGGTAAGAAAACCAAAGATGCACAATCTTCTTTCTTATCAAAACTTTATAAATAAAATTATTAAAAATCTTTTAAACAAAAAACAATGAGCAAAATTCAAAAATTCGCTAACCCAACTATCTCTGGCGGTACATACGCAGGTGAGGCAGCTTCGGGTTACGTTGCAGCTGCATTATTATCAGCAGTAACTTTGGATAACAAATTAGTAACTATCATGCCAAACGTGAAGTACAAATCTGTAATCCAAAAAATCGCAGTAGCATCATTAGTAAATGACGCATCTTGTGATTTTATCACAAACACAGGTTCAGTAACTATTTCTGAACAAGTACTAACTCCAAAAGAATTACAAGTTAACTTACAATTATGTAAGCAAGACTTCTTAGCATCTTGGGAGGCATTACAATTAGGATTCAGCGCTTTTGATGAGATTCCTAAAAACTTCAACGATTTCTTAATCTCTTATGTAGGCGGAAAAGTAGCTGAAGCAACTGAAGAATCAATTTGGCAAGGTGTTAATGCAACCAACGGACAATTCGGTGGATTCCAAAACGCATTATCTGCATCTATCGCAGCATCTACTGGTGTATTACCAGCAAGAAGCACAGGTGGTACATCTGCAATCATCTCTGGTTCAATCGATTCTTCTAACGTATTCTCTAAATTACAATCAGTAGTTGATACTATTCCTAACACTGTTTATGGTAAGCAAGATTTAGTTATCTATGTACCAACAAACGTAGGTAAAGCATATCAAGCAGCATTAGCAGGTGGAGCAGCAGGAGCAAATGGTTGGAACAACCAATATAACGTTGGTGAAAAACCTTTCAACTTCAATGGTATTGAAATTGCAATGGTACCAGGTCTTGCTTCTTCTAAAATTGTAGCAGCACAAAAATCTAACTTATTCTTCGGAACTGGTTTGATGAGTGACTACAACGAAGTAAAAGTTATCGATATGGCTAACATTGATGGTTCACAAAACTATCGTGTTATTATGAGATACACTGCAGGTACTCAATTCGGTATCGGTTCTGACATAGTATACTACGGAGCATACTAATAAATATTTAAGAAGGTGGGGGATTAAGTTCCTCACCAACTTATCACAAACAAATTAAAACATTAAAGATATGGCTTGTAATTTATCAGCTGGAAGAAACGAAGTTTGTAAAGAAAGTATCGGTGGTATACAAGGTGTATACTTCGTAAACTATACAACAGGTTCTTTCACTAAGAGTAACGGAGAGGTAACAGCAGTTCCTTCCGGTTCAGTCCTTTACTACTATCAGTTAAAAGGAACAAGTGCATATACTGAAACTGTAAATTCATCTCGTGAAAACGGAACAACATTTTTCTCACAAGAATTAGTGTTGAACTTAAAGAAATTAACAAATGAAATGACTACCCAATTAAAGCTTATGGCTTATGGTAGACCTCAAATCATTGTTTGGACTAACAACGGAGATGCATTATTAGTTGGAGAAAAGTTAGGTGCGGATGTAACTGCAGGTACAATTCAAACAGGTGGAGCATTGGGTGACCTTTATGGTTATTCAGTAACTTTCACAGGTATGGAACAATTACCAGCAGCATTCTTATCAGGTTCAACAACAACTAACGCATTAGGTGGATTAACCGCTAACTATTCAATAGTTTACGGTTCTAACGCTTAATTCAGTATAGAGCATTATAATATTAAAGCAGATTGGCTAATTGTCAGTCTGTTTTTTTATGTCTGATAATAAATTTGAAAAGTAGTGTTATTATTAGATAAAGACAAGATAATGCTAGCTTATTATATATCTCAATCCAACGAATACGTTATTAGAGTACAACCTACGTCATCTGCACAACTTATTATGAGTTTGCAAGATATGTACACATTGGCAAATCTAACTGCTTCACTTAGTGGTACAACATATCAACCATACGAAAGTTATATTTCAGCAAGTATGAGTATAAGTGGTGCTATTGTAGGTAGTGAATATAGAGCAGAACTTTTTTGTTCAGGAAATCTAGACCCAATTTGGAATGGTTCAATACAAGTCTATTCATCTCAATCAATCGATAAATCAGTTTACGAAAACCAAATACCGCCAGTAACTTCACACGCTAGTGAAAACAAATACATAATTTTGACTTAATATGAAACAACAACAAAACTTTGCAGTAGTCAATGTAGATAACAACCAATTACCTATCATCAATGAAGATACTAAAACACGTTATAGCTGGATTCCATTCGGTGTGTACGGACATGATGATTTCTTTGATGCAGTAACAACTACTTTTAGTATATCAACTACAAACAATGCCTGTATAGAAGGTATTGCTGATTTAATATTTGGTAAAGGTTTGTATTCTAAAAATGAAGCATTCAATGAAACGCTTCAAAAGATGATACCGCAAGAAGAAGTTAAAAGAGTAGCATTTGATTTAAAGTTGTATGGTAACTCGGCATTTCAAGTATATTGGAACGATGAACATACAAAGATAATTAAGATGTTTCACATTCCTATTCAGACTCTTAGAGCTGAAAAGTTATATGGTAATGCTAAAGTTCAAAACTATTACTATTGTATTGATTGGAATGACCAAAGAAAGATAAAAGATAAAAAGAAGATTCCTGCATTTGGTACATCAGAAGATAAAATGGAAATCCTTTACATTAAAAACTATTGTCCAGGATTATATTACTACTCACTACCTGATTGGGTTGCAGCAATGCAGTTCGCAATATCAGAAGGTGAAATCAGTAACCTACATTTAAACAATATTACAAATGGTTTCTTACCAGCAGTAATGATTAACTTTAATAACGGAGTTCCTGCACCTGAAGAAAGAGAAACAATAGAAGATTTAATTCAGGCTAAGTTTACAGGTACGGATAATGCGGGAAGATTTATGTTATCATTCAATGATGATCCTGCTACTAAACCAACCATTGATGTAATTCAAATTGATAACTTACATGAAAAATATCAATACGTTGCAGATTATACGCAAGATAGAATCCTCGTTGCTCATAGAATTACCTCTCCACTCCTATTTGGTATCAGAACTGCTAACAATGGTTTTAGTTCTCAATCAGAAGAAATGAAAACGGCATTCTCTATTATGCAAACAATGACTATATCTCCATTCCAAAACACAATCTTAAACTCATTAGATTATGCATTGAAGTATGGTGGATATATGGATACTGAAATATATTTTGAGCAATTAACTCCATTAGTAATTCTTTCTCAAACGGCAGAAGAAAGTGGTAAATCAATTGCACAGGTTGAAGATGAAACTAATAAATCAATGGAGAATCCTGCAACAACTGATGATGGACAAGACCAAACAATAGAAGATGCAATTCCACCAAAAGAATCTAATATGGAAGAAGAATTCGATGATATTAATTTTATCAGAACGGTTGGAACTCAATCAGTATTTTTTACAAAAGAATTTAAATAAACACATATATGGCTTACGCACTCTTTATAAACAGAAACGATATCATTAAGAATACTCCATTACAGGGAGCTATTGATGCCGATGCTTTATTACCATTTGTAAAAACAGCACAAACTAAATACTTAAAAAATTTATTAGGAACTGTTTTGTATGAATATCTTCAAGCACAAATTGTTGCAGGAACTGTATCAACATTAAACGCATATTACCAAGACCTTTTAGATGAACAAATTAAAAATACGTTAATTTGGTATGCTTGTGTTGAGTATATTCCATTTAGTTCAGTACAATTCAAATCTAATGGGGCTGTAAAACAACAGAGTGAGCAAGGAGTTGCTCCATCTAAAGGAGAGATAGATTACCTATTAGCGAAGGCGTTAGGAAATGCTGACTACTATGCATTGAGATTACAAAATTATTTAATTTCTTATTCTCAATTCATTCCTCAATACTTACAATCAGTTGGTAATCAAACTCAAATTTATGCTGACCAAAGTAATCAATATTTTGGTGGAATACAATTGTAAATAATATGAGTGCAATAGTTTCAAATACAAATGTAAATTATTCATTATACTATAACTTAGTTAATGCTATTGCAGAATATTGTTCTAATCATCCATCAATAGCAGGAGTAGGTAATGAAGAACTTTCTGACTTTGATGAAAGAGCATTCCCATCATATCCCGTAGCTAATATAGTAATTAAACAAGCAGTATTTAATCAAAACACAACTGATTGGGAAGTTTATATTCTTATTGCTGACAAATACAAAAATAAAGATAACGAATCTAATCCAACAAACAATGAGCAAACAGTACCATTTTATGGACCTGATGATATGGTGGATATATGGGCAAACACAATGAGTATAATGAACGATATAACTGCATTCATTCAGAAAGGTTTGACTGGATTTGAAATAAACGAAAACATTAGTTGCACAAATTTCCACGAAAGATTTGATTCAGGTTTAGCAGGATGGGAAGTAACATTTACACTAACAACACACAACGATAAGAACCGTTGTTTATTTGATTTATATCCAAACTAATATGAGTACACCAATAATAACAAATACAGGTACCAATTACTCACTTTACTATAATGTAATAAATTATTTTAAAACAATAATGAGTAATCACCCATCTATTGAAGCAGTTACCTTTGGTGATGCTTGGGATATTGGAGAAAGACAATTTCCTGCGTATCCAATGGGTAACATCCTTATATTAGAAAGTGATTTTGGGACTAATGTAACAAATTATAAAGTTCAATTGATTATTGCTGATAAAGTTAAGAATAAGAATAACGAATCAAACCCAACAAACAACGAACAATTAATTCCGTTATATGGTGTAGATGATAAAACAGATGCATGGGCTAACACTTTAGCAATCATTAATGATTTAACATCTTATACGCAAAGGGGGGTTGCGGGTTTTGAAATAAACGATGATATTGTTTGTACACCATTCGCCGAACGATTCGATAATGGTTTGGCAGGTTGGCAGGCAGAGTTTACTTTAACAACTCACAACGACCGAAACCGTTGTCTTTTTTTTTTAATACCCATTGAACAAGGTTTTATAATTGAAGATTGTTTAACAAGCATACAATACAAAGCAATATTAGATATTACCACAGTTCCAATTGGTGGAGCATTTAGTACATTAAAAGCGCCAGGTCTATCAAATACTTATGGTAATTTGATGTGTTATACAATAGTACAACCAATTCAATCTGAAGAATGGAATTTTGTAAATCTTCCAATACTTCAGCCAGGAACTATTCAAAATTGCGAAATATGTAATTTGTGGATAAATCCTAAAGTTTGGTCAACAACACCGGCAGCATGGAGTGGAACGGATGCAGAATTTAGAACATGGTCAACAGTATAAAAATATAAAATAGAAACAATGGGTAATTTAAGTAACCTTTACATATCACAATCGTATCAATCTCTAATTCATTTAGGGACTAACAATACGGCATCTGCAAATTTAATTGAATTGCAAGATGGATTGGGTAATTCAATTGGAGTAGCAGTTAATACGACTGGTGATTTGTTTTTATCAGGTTCTCTAACTGCATCTTTACAACAAGGGTATGTTTTAGTTGGTAATGCAAGTGGTAGAACTACGACTGTTGCAACTTCATCATTCATTGATACATTTATTAGTGGTAACTTAGTTACAACTGCATCATTCAACTCTTATACTCAATCAACGAATATAAGGTTAGCTAACTTAGAAAGTACATCGGCTAGTGTGAATGTATCAATTAGTAATTTAAACTCCACAACGCAGAGCTTAAACACCTCTATATCAAATTTAAATACTACTACTGCATCACTTAATACTTCAGTAACTAATTTGAATGCAAGTTCTGCATCTCAACAGGTTAGTATAAATGCGTTAAACACATTTACTGCTTCACAATCGACTGCATCATTAGTAACATCAATTGATAACTTAAATCAATTTAGTGCATCAGCATTAACTTCAATAAGTAATTTGAATACCAATAGTGCAAGTGTAAATACATCGGTAACTAATATAAATCAAGCTACCGCAAGTTTATTTACATCTGCAAGTTTAGGATTAACAACTGCCTCATTTAGTGGAAATACTTTAACATTTACAAAAGGAAACGGAACTACATTTGGTATAGTAATACCTGATGTAAGTGGAAGTAGTGGAAACTTCGTAACTACATCTTCATTTAACTCATATACACAAAGTAATGACCAAAGAGTTAGTTCATTAGAAACCAATTCGGCAAGTGTTAATATATCAATAAGTAATATAAATACATTTACTCAAAGTGCTAATATATCAATAAACGCATTAAATGCAGCAACATCATCATACGCAACTTCTGCAATTACCGCAAGTAGTTTAATAACCGCATCTGTAAGTTTGAATACAATTACATT